CTGGAGGGTTATAAACTTCATTTTGAGTCCCATAGAATCCAGGACCAAACTCGTAATCTTCAGGGTTAGCATCAATTAAATCTTGAGCTTGGCCCATCAGAGCCGAAACATCTGTGCTTTCTTCTTCTGGTGGGGTAATAAAACTTGTGCCTAGTATTTCATCACTAGCTATACCCCCTGCAAGAGCTGTACCTACAACAGGAGCATATTTACTTATTAAACTTGGAGCGTACTTGGCATCAAGAGTGCTTAGAAGATCAGTATATGAGCCTCTTGTAAGAGGATCAAGTTTATTCCAAGCAGCTAAATCAGTTTGGTACCCTTTTTGAGCTGCTGCTGATATGCCTTCACGTCCTGGACTTAAGAAATCAGTCCAAAAATCACCAAACCCGTATTCATCTCCTGGAGTAAAGGCCCCTCTTAAACCTTCTATGAAAGTTTCAGGCTTAAATGCGCCACCCCCTACTTTACCTATATCAGTTCTAGGATCAATATCTGTAGAAAGATTACCTGCTATCTGTGTTTGTTCTACTGGGGCGAATTCTTGTTTAAATACGCCACCCCCTACTTTACCACCCTCAGCAGCCACTGCTTCACCAACCCCTGTAAGGTTCCCTGAAATTGCAGCGGTAAACGGATTGTCAGGGGTAAACATAGTGCCTAAATCTTGTAAACCCGCCACATTTCCAGGATCTATACTAGAGCCTAAGAAACTTCCTCCAGTAATCATATTACCTGCACCTGCGGTAATACCTGTCACAACACCCGCTTTTAACGAGTCGCCTAAATTTTTACCTTGAACCAAATTACCTGCTGTCGCACCTATTCCTGCTGCTAAAGCAAGGGGCATCGCAGGAAGTAAAATAGGAGCAGCAATAGCCAACACAATCGGGGCTACTTTCTTAACAACATTGACTACTTTTTTAACTATTTTCTTAAGGAACTTCAAAAAGAATTCAGGTTGTCCCGTTTCAGGGTTCAAAGAGTTTAACTCATTACCAACAACATAACGCTCAGGCTCTAAACCCATTTCTTCCATTTGGGTAAAAATCATACGTTTAAGTCTAGGGTTGTTTTCTAACACTTCTAAAGGGATTACTGTTTCACCTTCAGCAGCGTGAACAACATAAGTATCGCCATTACGCCCAAACTCCGCAAGCATCTCAGCTGCTTGTTGGTGTTGAGCAATCCCGCCTTCTGAAAGGATCGCATCTAAGGGGGAAGTTTCTATTACTTCATAATCTAGTGTTTCTATGCCTTGCATTTTTCACCTGTGTCTTTCTGGGGGAAATATGCAGGAGGCGTTAACTCCTGTACAGACGCTATAGACATAATACAGTCAACTATACAATATCGCAACCTACATATTCCTTTAATCGTTATCATGTTACTACCGTCACAATTCCTACTGCTCCTGTAACTGAGTTACCTCTTAAATTGGAAATATCTGCTACAGCTACTTTAACATTGCCCATCATTCCAGAAACATCTCTGTACTGAAATAACTCTCCAGGAGCTAACCCTTGGTCATCTGTTTGCAAGTCCGTTAAAGTTAAACGGGTGTGTCTTCCCTCACCTGGATTTTGAATTTGGGTTAAATAAACAGAAAATGACCGCATTATCTCGGCCATATACTCTTGCTGGTATTCTTCTGGGGGTACAGGAAAGAATGGTAAGACTAAATTTCTTGACATTATCTTCGTCCATCGGGCTTAACATCTACTCGGGGAGAACCTAACCGCCATGCCACACCCTCGTCGGCAGAGTCAACCCTCAGTGCAAAAGACCTGCCCCTAAGACGTAAATTAACCTCGTCTGTAAACTGTTCCACTACTGTAGACGTTCCCGCTGCTGATTGAGCAACTGAACCTGCTTGGGATTGCAGATAAGTACCTCCAGGATAATTTCGGGTCTTAATTGTAAACGTAGCTTTAGGCGATGTTGCGGTAGAATCCCTAAACGTAAGGTCAGGTATTAACCTATTAATAAATGTAAAATGGTCGCCCTCACCCATATCAAACTGACTGGATTCTATATACGCAGGGATAGCAGAAACGGGCTCGGTACTGCCATCATCTAAACCACTTTCATGTGTGTACAAATAATGATCTGTCCCTGCGGCTACAGGATTACTTTCAATCCCACGATCTAACCAAGCTGTTCGAGCTAGATTACCATAGTACCAGATTTTTTGTTGGTAGTTATAAACAACGTACTTATCGTTCTCAGCACTGTTGGCGCTCGGATAAAACCACCAAACTTCAGAAAAAGAAGTATTTGTAGAAGCTGTGACTTTTTGTATCTGCAACTCATTAAAGTCGTTAAACACATAATCCCTTACAGTACAGGGGAGTCTTTGCACCCCTCCCCCATAAGTATAGAACTCTTGTTTACCCATCCAAAAGACCATATCTTCTACAGCTATGGCGGCTAATGGTCCTGCAATAGTTACGTTTTCAGATATGGCATTTATACCGAATGTAAAAGGAGGCCCTAAAAACTGCATTGCGTGTAACGATTCGTCTGTAAATACAAGTATCTGCTGCCGTGTTTCAATAGCTGTGACAATTTCTGAACCTGACCCCAACCTTAAATCACCCGCTGTATTAGTAGCTGAACTTTGCCAATCAGTTAAACTTTCTTGTGATCCAAACCTTATCAACAAAGGGTCTTGTGTACCCAGTCCCGAGCCAGAAGGGTCACATCCAAATGCTATAATATGTCTGTCTCTATCTGAAACCAGCACCTTTTTTGCTATTGTCGGAGCTTGATTAGAACCTATAAGAGAGTCTAAAGACACAGCTCTTGCAGTTACCCCATCCGAAGAATTCCAATAATAGATTCCTGCATCTCGGGCATTAAATATAAGATCTTCCCCGAAATTATCGTGGCTCCATATTCTTAGTGTAGCCCCATCCACAGATAAATCTGTTGCAGAGTTCCACGTTCCACGACCGTATGGTCCTGCATTCCAGCCGTTGCCTGTAACAGAGCTATTCAGACCTACTGTTGCTTGATATGCGGCATCCGCAGCTGACCCCCCATTACCTGAGTCACTGGAGTTTGCCACAACAGGGATAGGGTTTAATCCTTCTGTTGTGGTAATGCTACTTATAGATGTTTCCGCTTTACGGGCAGCAAAAGTGAATGTATTCTCGTTGGGGACTGTTATTACTTGGTATTCTTGGTTTAAAACCCCTGCGGTTATAACTCCTCCAAGAGAAACAGCCCCTGATAAAGTAACAAAGTCATCAGCAGTTGCCCCATGTGAACTATCAGTAGCCGTAATTGTAGATGAGCCGTTTGTCGCCGCAAATACTATGCCATTTGTAGTTGTCGCGCGTATTGGCGTTACATCATGGAAAGCCCCACCTTCATTCACATAATATTTAAGATGAGTTCCCACACCCAGAAATTGTGACCCACTTAGAGTAACCCACGGATGTAAGGCACGAGCTGAGCCTAAGTACGCATTTATGGCATACCTGACCCAACCGCCTATTTTTTCTGGAAAGCCAAACCGAAAACGAGTTTTATCTGAGTCAAACCAACCCCCCTCATTTGAATAAGAAGTTGTTTCTCTGTTTATCCCAGGACGAAATTGTAACTTTGTTAGCGGCATTTTAATCCTTTGAATAAAAACTCGTTAAACAGCCTCTACATTAGATTCTAAAGAGGTTGTCAACGCTTGCATAAACGCCATGCGTCCCATTTTCAACTGGTCGATGTTAAAATTAGCAGAGCCAATCTTTCGATCTAAATCAGCAACGTGGTTTACCATTACCTTCTGTTGGTCCGTAAGTTGGTCTTCAGTGTAAGATTTATCATTGATCGTAATGGTGTTTGTTTTTTTCTCAGCCATTGTGATCTCCTTTTAGTTTGTTACCACGGAACACCCGTGGCAGTGGTTGGCGTTTTAAGCACCGCTATCTGTGCAGCAAGTCCCGCCTCAGTATCGTCTTTGCCAACAGAGGCTTGCACCCATGCTATACAATTAGCTTCTGTCACACTGTCGTAAGCAATGAAGTCAGATGCGCTTGGGTCTGGAATACAGCATACGGTGCCGTAGCTCCCTACTGAGTAATCACCGTCCACTGCATTGCAACGCCAGTGTATTATGTCGATGCCACCTGTTGCGATTGTGTTTTCAACGGTTTGTATAGCCCATGTGTATGTGATTGCCATTTATCTATCCTTCCAGTGCCGTTAAGCGTGTCTCAATAGCTGCGAACCGTTGCTCATTGTATGCCGCTAAGAAGGACAACAACTCATTATAACGTATACCTAGTGTTGTTTTCTTAGTTGAGCCTTCTGGTGCTTCGCTTTCTATGTAATACTGATCTGTTCTGGTGTAGGCATCAGTAGCTTTAACTCCAGCATCTTCGTTTGCTTCTACAGCATCAACATCAACATCATGTTCCCACCATGAACCAGAAGTAAACAAAGAATAATTACCAGCATCTAAACCTTCAGCACTAAAAGCTGCTTGTACGTCTTGGGCAATAGTACCTGTATGTGTACGGGCATCATCTCCTTCTGTTGCAACGTTAGATTTCCAACGAAATGTTTTAAAGAGTGCAGAAAGACGTTTAGCGGCTAACATTTCAGTTGAAGTAAGACCAGCTATGTCTTGTTTTAGGGTTTCGTCAGAAGTGCTAATAGTGCCGTTTGATGCGAAGAGTTGCTTGAACCTATTTCCATTTGCCCCAATGTCACAAGCGGCATTGTTTGTACTCATTGCCGCCATAGGCAAAATTGCGTTAGTTGCAAAAGAGACGCCAGCGTGGTTTGCTACTGTACCACCTACAGATAAATTATCGTCTCCAAGAAGACTAATCTGCCCTTTCTCAGCATTATTGTTGTAAATTTGAACTATTGCGCCATTGCCAGCTTGACGATTTAAAGCTAATGGACTTGCGTTTCCTGATGTAGTTGCAAGCATTGCGTGGTCACTAGCACCAGCTCGCATTTCAGAGCCAACATTACCAGCCCCTGTGGCAGTCTTGCCTACCAAAAATTTACTGGAAGCAAAACGTCCCGCCTCCGCAAGAGAAAGACCTGTATTAAAAGTAATAAATCCACCTTCTAAACTTAACTCTGCATTTGCACTTGTTAATCCATAGTTATTTCTAATATGGAAAATTGTATTACCACTATTGTCGGCGTGAATGGCTTGGTTATCCATTCTAATTTGGCAGTCATCACCAGAAATATGTATACATGGGCCAGCAGCACCACCCATAGCAGCAGTGCCAGTTGTCCCAAGTTTTGTTGGGTTGTTATTATTAACACCGATAGAAGGTGTGCCAGTGCCAGACTGTCCTTCTACAAAAAGGGTATTAGCAGAATTTGCAGTCTCAACACGGAAGTCAGCGTCAGCACCTGAATCGTTAAAAACAACATTACCAGAACTATCAATCGACATACGCTCAACACCTGAAACAGTGTCTATTGCCGCTGTCTTAAGAAGTATTTTTGTAGCGGCATTTAAGGCAGACGTTCCACCACCAATGCTAATTTGATTAAACGCAGCTTCATTTTCTACTTGCAAGACATTTACATTTTGTTCGTTTGTATCATGTGAAAGCATTTGCAAATTAAACGATTTGTTGGTTTCATCCGATCCAGACGTACCAGAAAGAATTATATCTCCTGTGGCATCAATAACTAGTTTCGTAGCACTACCTACAGCTAAAGCAAGTTCCCCAAAACCACTTGACGCATCAATCTTGTGACCTGCATTATCTCTTGAACCTTGTGTTTGATACTGGGAAAACTTTAGCTCACGACTACTAGTGTCATCGCCTACTTGAAGATATTGACTGTTAGTGCCTACGTCTGTTCCAGATTTTAGAAGTTTGCTAATCGTAGACGCATTATTACTAGCGAAACCGCCATTAAAAACCGTGGCTGCCGTTGTGGTCAGGACGCCTGTAACGGCAAGAGTGCTACTAAAAGTAGCCGCACCAGCAGCGTCTATTGTTAATCTATCATTATTGCCACCTGTACCAAGAACTAAAGCATCTGAAGCACCTGTGTGCAGAATTAGTTGATTAGCAGTATCATTTCTTATTGTTACAGAGCCTGAATTAGGACCGCCAAATCTGGCTACATCATTAGCACCACCTAAGTAATCATAAAATCCATCTGCGTTTATCAGGGTTCTTTGTGTTCCCGCAGTTGAAAATGCAATAGAATTGGCGGCTGGAAATAATATGCCTGTGTCAAGATCACCTGTGTTTGTAATTGAAGGCGCACCAGCAGAGCCATCAGCAAAAGAACTAACACCACCAACAACCAAATCATCCGTAACAGTCAGATCGTCTTGAACCTTGAGGTCAACAACATTCAACGAGGCAAAAGCGTCTACAACAGCAGCACCAGATCCTGCACCATCTAAATAAACAGCTTTAGTGTCTCCTGGAGGTATTGTTATCGTTGCCCCAGAGCCTTGCTTAATAATAATGTTTTGCGAACCACTTGTACCGTTTTCTATAAAGTGCATTCTTGATAAAGTATTAGGGGCTATTGTAATTGTACACGCTGAGTCTAATGTACCCGTGTATTCAATATACATAGACCGAGCAGGGTCTGTTGCACCATCAGCAACCGTTGAGGTGTGCGTATTTGCGTTTGTTGTTATAGCCTCAGTACCGTAACTAAGACCCTCTGCAATTAATTCAAGGTTAGTGTTGGTTGTGTCCCCCCACGTTCCTGATTGTTCGCCAGACCCTATTTCTTCTAATCTTAGATCGTTTACATATGAGCTTGCCATTTTAAGTTGTCCTTATGCTGCCACGTCTGTCCAAGAAGGGGTCTGACTTGGTGATATTGCACTAAAATTAGAGTTTTGGCTAGGTATAATTTGACCCCATACAATAGGAAACTCTTCTATAGATGTTACTAGTCCTGTTGCGCTAACTCCCGTAACAGAGACATTCGCGTTACCTACAGTTACAGCCGTTGCGGCATTAACCGATGCTGTCATCGTTACCATCGTATTTGTGGTAAAGTAACTACCTAATGCAGCGGTACCCGCTACTCCTGTAACCGAAACATTAGCTAAACCTACAACTGTTACAGACCCAATAGCAGATGTACCTGCAAGTCCCGTAACAGGGACAATAGCCGCGCCAACTACCGTTGAAGCCCCTACAGATCCTGTAGCTGTGATAGAATACGCAACATTTGTATTCCAAGTAGAAGTGTTCCATCCTTGTATGGAACTGTTCCATCCTTGAAACGCTGCTACGTTATTGATAGACATTAGGCTATCCTAATAATCGCATTACTTGCATCGGCAGTTGGGAACACAATCGTAAAATCGCCCGAACTGGCTGCTTTATCTGCGCCAAAATCCAGTACACAAACTGTTGGATCACCCGTAGCGGCTTCGTTAAATATTAAAGCACCCCTAACAGCCGATATTGTAACGGTTGAAAAAACCTCATCTGCAAAATCTGCCAAAGCTGTTGTTCCACTAGCCACGGGGGTCACACTTGTTAAAAAGTTCCCTTTAGCTGTGTAGTTCGTACCACTAATCTCGTTGCCAGAAGTGTATGCAGTAGTTGCAGCGGTGAAAGTAGCACTGTTGTCATACAGAGCTAATTTGAACACGTTACTCGCTGCTGTGAAGTTGTGAACGCCCTTCATTAGTTCTACTTTAAATGAGGTGCATAGAAAGTTGCCATTAAAAGCCATCTACATTTTCCTTATATATTCTGCAAGTTTCAGGTTTCCAGAATCTTTTATCGCATTATATACAGTAGTTCTATCACTTTTAATAGCCTGTTTCATATATACTTCAATAACTTTTTCCATCTCTTTTCGGTAGGCATAAGCCTGTTCTCGTATTGCAGGAGGAGCATTGTCAGATATACCAATAATTTTATTGACGCATCTCGTCGCTGTTTCTTCTGGGGTAAACCCCCTGTTGTCTGTAGTCTGAACTCCTACTGATCCAACTGTAACCCCAATGGATTCTGTAAACATTATGTTCTAGCTTTCGTTAATGGCCCTGAAGTAAACTCATCCGTTATTTGTTTGGCTTCGCCTAGATTCTTAAGTCTAGCAAGAGACTCTGCAAACCTAGAATTGTACATAGCCATTACGTCTTGTTCACCTTTCATATAAGTATAACACTCAACTAAAGATCCGTAAAGTAAAGCAAGTTCGCCGTTTTCGCTAATCCAAGACTCAGTTATGTCCGAACCTGCGGAAACTAAGGTGCCTGTGGCTCCGCTAGAGCTACCTGTGATAGTTTCGCCAACAGTAAAGTCACCACTGGGTATGGTTGTTGTTAAAACAGTTGAAGAAGGTAACGCACTGACTGTAGCTGTTTCTCCGCTAGAGCTACCCGTGATAGTATCGCTGGTAGTAAATGTCCCCGTAATAGAATTTAAAGAAACCTGAAACAAACTTTGAGTTAAACTTGTAGGGCGATAAAAATAACTCAGATTAACTGTATATCCACTATCAGGAGTAGGGGCGATAAGGAAGTTATCTACATCAAATAGCCCATAGTATTTAGGGGTTCCTGTTGTTGCAGGGTTAGGATTATACGACCTAACAAACTCTGTTTCTTTAAAATGTAGGTATTCAAAATTGTTGCTGTTAGTAACGGTTAAAGAATTAGCCGATAAAAAATCTGACGGAGCTGTTAAAAACTGGTTGTTTGCTGTCATCGTACCAGACGCGTTTTTTTCAAACACACTTAATTGGACTGATTTCAAAATGCGCTCTTCTGCAAGTCTAATAAATAGTGGTAAGTTAGACACAAAAGATGTTTCATCATTTTGCGTGTAATCTTTTAAGGCCGTTTTTAGCGTTGAATAAGTAAAACTCATTACGTTGTTACCTCCACTTTCCCTATAGAGCTAATTCCCTGAAGACTTATGTTTGCAAGAAGAGGAAAAACAGACTGCCCAACTAAAATTTGAACAGCTTCCTTTTGATCAGGACGGGGGTGCCATAACGCCTCTGGTTCAAACCGTACAGTACGGGGTTCTAGTTGAGGGTGTTTTTGTTCAAAACACTCAGGACAAACCCTAAAACCAGTCCACTCTTTTCGTAAAGTCACATAGTCGTATTGTTGACCGCAGCGGTCACAAAGAGCTAAAGAGTGTTTTCCAGTTGCATACTTCATCTTATAAACGAGTAATAATCTTTGCTAGGGGTTAATGTTAAACTGGCACGATCACGATCTTCCGCAGCAGCTCGTTCAAATTCTTCTTCATACACCGCCTTCAATAGTTGCACACGACTAGGGGCTTTCTTTAAACTTAGATAATAAGCTAGACCTGCGGCTAAACAAGGATAAAACCTAAAAGGCACGTCCACTGTATTTTGTGGGTCATCTACATCATTTATTCTAACAAGCCTGTCAAACACAAGAGTGTAAGTTAGTGCATCAGGGGTTGACCACAATTTCACAATAGGTGTGATTTGCCTGTCTATATAAAACTGTGAAGGTCTTGCTGTTGTTGTTTTGCTGGGGATATTAATATATGTGTCCCTACTAATACGACCAATAGCTATGTCTGACTGATTACCTCTCCCGTCATTTTGTCTTATAACAGCAGACAAAACGTCTATGGTGCTTCGTACGTTAGAAAAGTCTACCGCAGAAGTCACAGTTGTAGAAGCACCACTTGTTTCACCTACAATAGTTTCACCCGCAACAAATGTCCCTGAAGGTATGGTTATAGCAAAAACAGTAGCAGAAGTAGCACTTGTTATTGAAGCAGTAGCACCACTTGTTACACCTGTAATATTTTCACCCTCAATAAAAGCGTTAACAGTCCCTACGATAATATTTAATATTCCGGCAGGATAATCAGCAATACCTGTAACTAACGGCAAAGATACCTGCTCAATAGTCCAACGATTTAACCCACGATTTGCCCAGTCTGCAAAAAGTAAATTTAAAGAACGCTTTGCTGTTTTTAAATCGTAACCTGAGTTAACAATTAAACCACAACGCTCAAACGCTTCTTCTATATACTCTGCTACATCTGGTTCAAAATCGACTGATCCTGAAACTGCCATTAGCTATAAGGTCCTTTTATCACTTTTCCACCGCTCTTCATGCCCTTGGGCTTCATAGCACCGCCCATTTTCATACCTTTGGGCTTCATTGATGTAGCACCGCCCATTTTCATACCCTTGGGCTTCATTGTCTTGCCACCCATTTTCATACCCTTGGGCTTCATAGCACCGCCCATTTTCATACCCTTGGGCTTCATAGCCTTGCCACCATTTTTCATGTAGCCCATTGAGTTGCGAACTTTTTTAGGCAGTTTAGCAAGACCTGGATTCTTTTTAGCATTAACTTTTTTCATCGTCATCTCCGTTTTTGTACAAGTTATCAAAAATTCTATTCACATCTAGCGTATAGTCTAAATCAGATTTTGAATAGTGTATATGTTGTGAAGGTCTGAAATCTGGTGCTCCTTCTCCTGTTGAAAACCACGCAGGGTGTGTAACTCTAACCCTGTTGTTAGGTAATGCTACGATGTTTCCCGTCCATTCCCCTGCATCTAATAACTGTAAAACGTGTGACTGTTTGTGCTGTGCGGGATCATCAGCTATTTCGCTTTCTGTATAATCTACAGTAAACAAATACTTTGCTGGGAACATTTCCCCATTAATTTTTGCTAACCAAGGACAAGGCGTAGTTCTGTCCATTACATAAACTGAATGATTATGCGAAGAACAATCCCAAGGTTGTGCCTCATAAGTTTGCATAGGCTCCGGCCACTGTTCTAACGGGACATCTCCAACCAAACCCGTTATGGGCATTCTAGCCCACATCGCACCACCGTGGACTGTATCCTCTTCTTCACCTTCTGCCTCACATCCCGTAAATATAACTTGGAAACTCAAGCTTCTATTCGGGACAGTCGTAACAGCGATAACCATAGCGTGTAAAAACTCACCGTGATACTTTTCGTGATTGTGGGTGTACTCTTTACGAACCCAACACTTAAAGTACGGGATATTGCTTTGTAAATAACTCATTCGTTAACTATAAGGACCTTTAACAACCTTACCCCCATCTTTCATTTTTTTAGGTTTGTCCGGAAAACCTGCTTGCATATTAGCATAGGCTTTAGGGGATATAGTAGAGTTTTTCTTAGACCTAGATTTTTTGTTCTTCTTTTGTTGGTTCATATTATAGTAAAGACCTTTGTTTGCCATCGTTTGCTCCCTCATTTGACCACGAGTAATAGTCATGAAAATAACTTTTCAAGAATTGCTGCACCAACAATCAAAGCAGCAATTCCCCACATACGCATATCTAACTTTTCAAGGCCTCTTTCTATTTTTGAGTACCTACGGTTGCATTCTTCTTCATGTTTTTCTAATAATGCTAACATTTCTTTCACTGTCATTTTACCACGCTTTGCACGACCAATATCGCGCACTGAATTTATCTTTAGCAGTATCGCAACTGTGTCTTGCTCTAAAACTTTTTCTTCTGGCAGGTATATCTTTTTTAATTGACATATTCTGGTCGCCAAAACGAACGAGTTTTATCTCGGTGCCTTTTTTAGCTAAAACAGCAGATTTCTTTTTAGCACTCGGTGTTTTCTTGGGCTTGTTAAATCCTGCGAAGCTCTCGCCTCTGTAAACAACTCTACCTGAAGCTGTTCGTTTTACATTTTTAGTAGTAGCCATAACAACTCCTAAGAATTAAACTCCTATGCGTGGAAAATGTTCATCAATGAAACAGTCGCAACGGTGTACCCAATAGCTAACCCATCTTTAAACAACAGACCTTCGTCAGGGATAGTATTATCTACTGTAGCATGGTCTGTACCAATAGTTTGGGCTTTGAAAACAATGGTTCCATCTTCTGGTGTTCCATTATAAAAATCAACTAACCCTGCTGTTCCTGCAGATACAATAGAAGTGCCTACAAGCCGAACTCTGCCCCCGCCTCCCGCAGCTTTTGCACACAAACTTCCTGAGCCAACTGTGATGTTTGCAGCATACTGAGCAGAACATTCTACGGCACTAACTGTGACAAATAACTTAGCCCCTGCTACTGCTTCAGCAGACCCCGTTGA